GCCGATGAAGGGCCGGGCCTGCACCTCGCCGACCAGCGTCTTGTTCTCAAACTTCTTGTTGAGCAGAAACCCCAGCTCGGACTTGAGCTCGCGGCCCTGCTTCTTCAACCAGGCCCAGATGGCCTTACGGACCGAGGGCGTGATCTTCTTGGACTCGATGCGCCCGCCGGCCTGGTGGACGCTTGCGTATTCCAGGTTCGTGCCGACCTCGACCGTGTCGTCCGAGATGACTTGGAACGCGATGGACGCAGCCAGGCGGCCGGTGTCACGCAGGGCCGGGCGTCGCTCAAACCGACGGTCCGGTGGCTTCTTCTTGCCCTCGGCGAAGTCGGCGATGATCCCGTAGACGTTGATCGGTGCCCGCGCTTCCCAGGAGTCCTTGCCGAACTTCTGCGCCTTGAACGCCTGCTGAGACTCCGAGACCATCAGCGCCCCGATCTGCTTCAGGGCAGCGGTCGGGTTGTCCAGCTTGGCCTCGATGCGCTGGACCTTGCCGCCTGGCTCGAACTGGGCGCGGGCCATGCCTCAGTCCACCGACCGCGGCATGGGCATGTAGTTCGAGGGCAGGCTCTGGGTGTCTGCCCAGCCACGGACCAGGCGGCCGCCCGCGTCGCGTTCCGGCGCCTGCTGCACGCCGGAGTTGGAGCTGGGTGCCGCCCGGCCGCGTGGACCAGTGCGTCGAACGCGTGAGATGAGGCCATCGTCGCCGAAGACCTCGTCCCACTTGACTTGCTCGATGGCCGAGCTCGAGCCGCCGCGCCGCCAGAGCATCGCGATGACGCCCATCTCGGCGACCTCGACGTGGACCGCGTTGGCAGCGTCGTATTCGACCTGGGCGTAGACCGGCCAGAGGTTGATGACGGCCTGCGCCGCGGCCTCGCCGACCGCGGTGTCGATCGTCGTGGCCGAGCGGTCCCGAATGTTGGTCAGGCTGACAAGCCCGTCGGTGTCGTAGTCGGCGACGACGGCAGCCCAGAGCGCGGTGGCAGTCATTACGGATCCGTGAAGGTCGGCGAGCCGGAGGTGGGCAGGTAGCCGAAGCCGGCGACCCAGAGCCAGTATTGGATCTTGCCAGTGCCCGGCGCCCCACCCGTGTCGGTCAGGGTGAGGATGTCATCCTGGAGCCAGGAGGTCGGCGAGGCTGCGTTCTGCCGGATGCACCAGTAGGTGCCGTCGATCAGGTCCCAGGGCGAGAAGATGACGTCGTCGACGAGCAGGTAGCCGGATGTGCTGCTGGTCCAGCTGATCGCAACCGAGAACGCGTCCTGGTTGAAGCTCTTGAACCAGCAGTCCTCGTTGAGGTCGATCGTGATCTCGGCCCAGCCCGAGGCCAGCGCCGAAATGGTCACGGTCTTCGAGACGCCGCCCATGGTCAGCGTGACGCTGCCGCCGACCGCGCTGCCGATAGTCTTGTTGACCATGACCCGCAGGAAGTAGGGCGTGTTGGGGTCGAGACGCCGGACTCGCATGGCCGACAGCGGCTGCGTGACGGTCAGCGTGCCGTGACTGCCAGTCATCTTGAGGCTGGCGTTTGTCGTCGCGTTCGGGTGCGACCGATAGAAGTTCGTCGCGTCCTGCGAGATGTGGTTGCCGCCGGCCGTCTCCGTCCAGCCCGTGAACTTCGGGGAGCTGCCCGCCGCATACTGCGAGAACGACGAGTTCTGGAGCAGCGAGCCGCCCGAGCCGGTGCCTGCGTGCTTGGACGTGATGACCGTTCGGGCCGCGTCGCCAGAGCCGAAGGAGCCTCGCAGCAGCGAGTCGAACGACGAGGGCTCGCCGATCATCTCGAAGGTCTCTGCGTGCTCCTCGGTCCCGGAGTTCTGATCGGCCCGGCAGACAAACTGCTTCTTCTCGATCGTGCAGGATTCGATGTTGTAGGCGTTCTCGTCGATCGTCAGGCGCGAGATGGTGCCGTTGCCTACGTTGGAGCCTCCCGCGGTCGGCGTCGTGTCGAACGTGATGCCGCGCGAGGTCACCGACAGACTCTTGTCGTGGAACCAGTCGTAGAGCGACGCGAAGATGTCGCCCGGCGCCCGGTAGCCTGCGCCGAGGCCGTAGGTGGCGTCCGCGGCGAGGATCTTGCCGTACTCGAACAGCGCGGGCGTGATGACCTGCGACGCGTAGGCTGGCGAGACCATGTCGGACGCCTGCGCCCGGACCTGGCCCATGAGCCTGGTGTATTCGGCCGGCAGATACTCACCCTCGAGGATCTGCGTGAGTGTGTCGAGCTTCCCACCGGCGCCGGCGATCGTGCCGTCGAAGTGGTTTCGCAGGGTCTCGATGATGTCGATCCCTGCCCGCCATTGGGCCTGGATCTCGGCTTCGGTGGGGGCTCCAGACATGGGCTATCAGCTCTCCAGGTCTTCGGGCCAGTCAAGCCCGGTGACTTCAAGTGGTTCGGGGTAGACGTCGCCGCGGTTGCCCTTGTCCTGATCGGAGCAGAGCTGCGCGAACATGAAGCGGGCCGCGGGCACGTCGTTCGCCTGCGGAACATAGCGGCGGATGGATCGGCCGGCTTTCTTGGCCTGCTCGATCTGCTCCTCGCTAGGGATCGTGATCAGATGGCCGCGGCGCGGCCTGACGTGGTTGTCGCCGACGTTCTGGCCGGTGCCCGGCTCGTCCTTCTGCCCGCCGTCGTCGTAGAACCGAATCACAGTTCGACGTAGACGGGCCTCCATGAGCTCGAGGCGGTCCCTGGACAGCCAGACGATGGAGCCGATGACGGGCACGCGGCGCTTCTGGTTCGTCCGCATCGGGTCCGGCAGGATCAGCTCGTTGACCTTGGGGAAGTTGATGCCAGCCAGGTCGATGTGCTCGACGGGGCAGGACGGGGTCACGCCTACCCAGTAGGCGAACTGCTGGACGCTGCCCGATCCTGCGGTGCCCAGGTCCGGGACAAGAGACGCGCCGGATACGGTCCGGCTCTTCTTCTTGCGACCGCGGATCGGCTTGCCGCTGTCCGGGTTGCTTTGAGGGACGTTCAGTTCTTCGGTCTGCATACGGGTCATCTCCGCTTCATGCGTGGGTAAGAGAAAGGGCCGCCGCCCGAAGCGGACGACGACCCTTCCATTCTAGCAGCCAGGGGTCGGTCAGTTGTTGACCTTGATCGCACCGTAGGGCAGCGCGATGCCGGCGCCGGCGCGGCGCTCCCACTGGATGTATTCCTCGCCGGTGCTCCGCGTGTGGTCGGAGTTGTTGTCGCCCTCGAGCGACGTGAACTCCTGGACGCCTTCGCGGTCCAGCAGGAACGTCGGCTTCTTCGGCGCGGCCTTGAGGAACATGTACCAGTCGCCCGTGGCCAGGCGCGAGGACGCCCAGAGGGTCACGTTGCGGCTGGCATCCTGGACGACATTGCTCGGCGTGCCGCTCGCAGCTCCGATCGTGCCCTGGCGCTTCTGGAGGAAGGCCTCCTCGAACGCCTCGAGGTCCGCCGCCGCGTGCACGCAGACGACGCCCTGGTCCACCAGCTCCGACGACAGCAGCGGCTGACCCTTGCCGTCCTGGAACAGCAGGAATTGCTCGATGCCCGCGTAGTAGTCGGTCAGGATCGCCGAGGTGGTCGCGACGCCCGAGCCCGTGAGCAGGTTGCCGCTGGACACGCCGAAGCGGTTCACGCCTGCGGCGGTGGTCGCGAACATCGCCGCGCCGTCCGGAGCCGTCGGAACGGCCGGCAGCGTGTTCGTGCTGCCCGTGATCAGGTCGAAGAAGAACCGCTCCGGCAGCAGCGCCGCCGACTGGCCGGCCATCCGAGCGACCTCGAAGAGGCTCTGCGTCTGGTCGTCCTTGCGGTCTTCCTTGTGCCACGGGATGCGGCGGGCCCAGGTGTAGACCGGGACCGTGAACTGCACGGAGCCCATCGCGTCCGTCGGGATCGAGTCCCCACGACGCCAGAACTCCATGTGCGGGGCGGCCTCGAAGTAGCCGAACTCATGCTGCCGGTTCGTGGCGCCGATGGAGAGGTCCATGACGAGCGACAGGCGGGAGTCCGCCTGCCGGTTCTGGACCGCCGAGTAGGTGTCGGCGAACTCGGTCCGCAGGCCGTTCGCGAGAACCTGCGATGCGATAACAGTGCTCATGTTGTTGGTTCCTTGTAGTCAGGTTCTCGGGGTCAGCTGTTCCAGGTGGCGTCAGCCTCGCCGGCGAGGTGTTCGGCCGGGGTGAAGAGCTGGACGTCGCAGTCCGACGCCGAGCGGAAGCGGACCAGGCGGCCGACGACCGCGTTCGCGGCGTCCGTCTTGGTCAGGTTCGCGACATCGGAGTCGTTGGCGTAGACCAGGCCGCCGACGTCGGCGATGGTGGGGGTGCCGGCCACGGCGACGTGCATCAACACAACGCCGGATTCGTTGACGCGGCCCTCGGGCGGCGGGGTGTCGCTGGTCTCGCCGATGATGACGCCGTCTCCGGCGCGGTCGTCGCCGCCGACCAGGATGCCCAGGAACTGGCCGGTCTTGTCCCAGTGGTTCAGGTAGCCGGACTGGAGCTGGACGAGCTGGCCCTCGTAGAGGGTCACGCCGTCGGCGATGACGTAGGACCCGACGCCCGAGTTGGGGCGGGTCTTGTGGATCTGCTTGGCGCTTGCGTCTGCCATGTGAGTGTCCTCGTGTGTTTGTGCGTGGGGATCAGTTGCGGGTCATGTTGAGCTCGACGTAGCGGTCGAGCGACATCCGCGTGTGTCCACCGCGGACGAGTTCAGCGTGCTCGCGAGCGAAGCGGGCAGCGCGGTCGACGGCTTCGACGCCGTCCTTCAGGTAGCGGTTAGCGACATCCGGCACCTTCGCCTGGCTGGCGAAGAACGCGGCGCGAGGGTCTTCGCTGTAGGTAGCGAAGGTCTCGACGATCGCGTCGACGTGGGCCGCGAAGGCCTTGGCGCCGTGCTTGGCGTGGAACGCGACGAGCTTCTGCTCAAGGTCCGAGCCGAGCGGGCGGCCTTCCAGGCGCTTCATGGCAACCGAGACGGCCTCGCGGCGCTGGTCGGCCTGCTCGCGCTGCTCGAGGCGGGCGCGGAGTGCGGCGACCTCGCCGAGGGCGCGGGCCATAGCGACCGAGGTCTTGCCGCGGGACATCGACTCGCCAGGGGCGGCAGCCGGCGCGGCTGCTTCCTCGGCCTCGACCTCCTCGGTCACTTCGGCCGCGGCCTTGCGAGCCATGACGGCCGCAACGATCGCGTCCATGTCGGCGACGCTGATCGTGCCGTCTTCGATGGCAGCGACGATCGCAGCGACGTCCATCAGGCCGTCCTGCATCTGCTCGCCGTCCTTCTCCTCTTCCATCATCTTCTCTTCTTCGTTTTCAGCCATCTTTTCCTCGTCGCAGGCCATGTGGGCTCGCTTGGGGTTCTGGTTGGGGTTGTCGTTGGGGTGCTGGAACAGGACGTGGGCGGCTTGCCCGCGCCTGAAGCAGGCGACCATGGCCGCCTCGCGAGTCGCCCCGGAACCGCTCCAGGGGCTGGGGATGCGTGCAAGAGCCACCGACTGGGCCATCGTGGCGCCAGCGTCGGCGACGTTGGAGACCATGAGCATCGGGAGCTCGAGGTAGGGTGCCTCGTGGTCGAGCAGCGCTAGTGAGTCGATCGCCGGGTTGTCGACGTCGAAGATCTCGACGCTTCGGTAGGGCAGCCGGCGCGAGAGGACCTCGTCCTGGACCGCGGGGTCCGTGATGACCAGGTCGGCAAAGATGGCCGTCCGCAGCTTGCCCTTGAACTGGATCGGCTCGGTGCCGAGGACGCGGAAGTAGCCGGCCGCCCGGACGTCGCTCTGCGCGTCGTGGTGCCGGATGTGCAGCGGCGGGTGATAGCCCTCCTCGGCAGCTTGGAAGGCCTTCGAGACCGCCTTCGCAATCCATTGGTCATCGAACTCGGTCTCGCCGCGCGAGCACGCGACGAAGATCGGGACGCGGTGGATCGTCAGGACGCCCTGATCGTCACGGGTTGCCTGGTAGCCGTTCATCGTGCTCCTCGATGAGTTTCTCGATGCTTGCTCGGACCGCCCGCGTCGGTCGCTGCGTATCGCCGCGGACTAGGCGATAGACAGTTGTCGCTGCTGCGGGGATTGCATGTGCAACTTTCTCGACGCCTTCCGTCCCGACTAGCCGCCGGAACTGCTCGCGGATGTCGACCCAGTCGCGATTCATCTGGTGGTCTCGTTGATGAACAGGTCCGGCCGGCCTCCGTGGCGGAAGCCAGGGTCGGGGAACGCGTTCGACGGGACTCGGGACTCGATGACCTGGCCGTCGGGCCCGATCCGGCCCATGCGGCGGAGCTCGGGGACGGACATCAGGGTGACCTGGCAGCGGCAGTTGTAGCCAAGCGGCGGGGCGATCCGACGCCACTCGGGGTTGTCGGTCCGCAGAATGATCCCGTCGGCGGCGTCGTGGTTGTCGCGGCTGTCCGCGTCGCCGACCGCGTCGAACCGGAAGGCCGGGATGACGGCCCGGATGTCCGGGTCCTGCGCCTGGCGGAATCGGCCGGCGGTGACCGCCGTGTTGACGTTGGTGCGGAAGACGGTGCTCGCGTAGGCGCGGCTCCAGGCCACCGTGTTCTCGCGGACGGCCGCTACGGCGTCTGCCAGGCCCTTGGCGGCGTCGCCGGCGGACAGGCCGGACTTGAACGCGTTCTGGAGGTAGTCCCGCGCGGTCTGCGTGACGGTCTCGGTCGTCGCGCGGACGAACGCGAGGTTGCGGCCTTCCGAGTAGAGCTCCGAGATGCGCTGCGCCGTCCGCTCGGCCGAGTTGCGAATCGTGACCGGGGTGCGGGTGACCAGGTCCTCGAGTGCCTCCTCGAACGTGATGGCCGGGACAAGCGGCTGGTCCGCGAACGCAACCAGGCGCCCTCGGTCCGCCGCCATCTGCTCCCTGGCCATAACCTTGGCCGCCTGCTGGAGCATCAGTCGGGCGCCCAGGATCTCGGCCATGCCCATCGTGGTCCGCAGGATGTCCTCGAGCTCCGCCTCGGCGCGGCGGGCCGCCGTCCGGTCTTTGGCGACTTCGGCCGCCAGCAGATCCTGGATGGCCGCGGAGAACCGGACCGCGTAGCGGCCAGAGGTGTCCTCAAGGAACCGTTCGACGTCCAGGTTCATCGGCTGAAACCCAGCCCGGACAGGTCAGGCACCGCTGCCGGCTGCGCCTTCGGGACGATCTGCTCGCCCGGCTCCGGCTTGCGGAATCCGGTCTGCTCAAGCACGTCCTCGAGCGCGAGCTCGACGCCCATCGAGTGCAGAACCTGAGCGACGCCTGCCCGCTCCTGCGGGTTCTGGATCTTCTCCTGGGTGATGGTGAACAGGGGCCGCTGGTCGGCGATGCCGAGCTCGACCATGTTGGCGTGGTTCTCGAACCAGATCGCCCCGACCAGGTCGTCGCTCAGGGTCTCCTCGAGCGTCCGCCGGTCGAACTGGATCAGCGCCTCGGTGCTGTTCTCCTGGATCTCGGCCAGGGCGTAGCTGCCGCCCTCGCTCGCCGATGTGGTCAGGTTGGCGCCAAGGACCAGGGTGAAGATGGTCGACTTGAGCTCCTTGCGGATGGTCTCCAGCAGCTGCCAGCCTTCAGCCGACCCGCTCAGGACCGCGACCTCGTCGGACTTGTCGAAGACCAGGACGTGCCGGCTCCGCAGGTTCTCGAGGACCTCCTGCCAGGACGCAATGAGCTCCTCGTTGGGCAGCCCGGTCTCCGCGTCGCGGACGCCGTCGATGCGGGCGGTGACGATGCCCTGGGCGAACCGCTCGATGGCCTGGAGCGACTCCTGG